GAGCATAATCTCCGCAGCGCAGGCATAAGACTTCCCAGATCCCACCGGCCCCAAGATCCCACGCACAAACCCCGGATCATGCAGAAACTTCCACACAACAGGCGATCGAGAAAAATCCAGGTTAAGACTTGGTAGATCCATCAGCCCCTCAATTGATGCAGGATGATCCCAGAAGGCTTGATATCCCCCGCCATCATCGCCCGGATCTTTTCCTCCGGGATGCCAAAGCGATACGCAATCTCCCTCGGAGATAGACGACTCGCCAGGATAGCGCGATTAAAAATCTCTGCATCTTCTGCATATTTACTTTTCTTCGGCCTGGCGCGTTTTGCTTGCATTCCTGTCATCCACAACTAACGCCGCATCGGCAATCATCGCATACCACTCCACGCCCTCGCTGATATCCGCAACATCCCGGATCTGCTCCAAAGCCTCGCGCAGCGCGTCAATCCTCTCCTGCATCGTCATCCAAAACCTCATACGTTGTCACATCTGGCCCCTTCATGTTGATCCCAACAATCGAAGGCTTGTCCTGGTTCTTCTCCATGTCCAGCATCCCCGTGGCCTTCGCCAAGATCCGCAGAACACTAACTTTGTCAAACAACTCAATCGACATCCCGCTTGGACTCGCCGTGATCTTCTTGATCGACGCCAACGCATAATCCGGGATCTGATCCAATGGCTTCACATCACCCGTGGCAAAATCAACAATGTCAGTAATCCGCGCAGTGCCGATCGCAATCAACTCAGCAGCAACCACTTCCTTGTTCTGATACAAAGTCTCGGAGCGGCCAAGATTGCGCTTAACAATCTCAGCCCCCCCAAATCTGCCAATCGGCGGATTCTGCTTCCGAGTCCTAGCCATTACCAGGGAATTTCGTCGTTCAGATCCCCAGAAGGCTCAACCGACTTCTTCTGCCTAGAGCCATCATCCTCAAACAAACGCAGCCAGATCTCGCCATCCTTCCCAGGCAACGGCAGGCTCTCCAACTTGATCGAGATACCCTTGTCACCTTGAAAGGCAATGCCGTGACGGATCCAAACAGGCTTGTCACGACCCTCAACCTCTTTCGTTTGAACAACACTAAAACGCTTAGACATCACTTCCTCCATATCGTGTTGATGTGCAGGAACGATATCGCAGGAAGGTTAGCGCATCAACCAAGAAAAACTGAAAAATATTTATGTGGGGGACCGCACAAAGACGCGCCACCCCCGGGGGGCAAGGGGTGCCCTGCTCGATTCCGGCCGATCCGCCGCTCGATTTCGCCCAGGCTACCGCTATGGTGGCGGCTGGGTATGAATCCCGCACGTTCAGGTGGATTAGATGTTACATAATCAGCATTATGCGCCTTTGGGTCCGATAGGGTTCACTCGATATAAGCGTGTTTGGGGCGGCGTCTCTAGTCCGTCCTAGGTCCGACTACCTCAAACCTGCTGATGGGGCTGTGGGTGGCCTCTCCGGGGCTCTGAGGGGCATCTCTGTCCCTGACCAAACATCCCATTGCCTGCTCGGCCAGCCGGATCGGGGCTGTTCGCAGGTCCATTGCGCCGACATACCAGCCATCGGCCAGGGCATCGCGGAAGAATTGCTCGCATGACACTCGAAATTTCTCACGTAGCATCTCTTCCCTTGGATCTGTCTCGCTGTTTGCCTTGGCGTAATGTTTGAACGTTCGTTCAGTTTCGGCCAGTTCCATCTGATGCTCGGCGCTGAGTCTGGATCTAATCGTATCTTCGCTGATGCTGTGCCTGTAGACGATCCGCCTTGTGGCTGACGGTATGTGCCGTGAGATAGGCTTTGCCTTGACGATGTATTTCAGCGCGGTGAGTTTTTTGACATGGTATGCGACACCAGGCGCTTTGATGCCGATGTCTTTGCCGATGCGATCGAGGCTGACGAATGTCCTGCCAGTTCGGTCTGCGTAGGAACAGAAGGCGACGAGAACCTGGAACGTCCTAGGTTTCAAGCGCGGATCTGTGATGGCCCGGATTGGGACGACTGCGAATTCGCGCAGATCTTTGGGTTTCGCGATTGCGGGTTTCACCAGGTGATATCCTCTAGGTCGGGGTCATCAACATCCTCGACGGGCTTGTGGCGGTTGAGATCCCGATCGTTTGCTCTTTCTGCGATCGACCGCCGGTAGTTTTCGAGATCTTGAGGGGTCACCAGGTTGAGGCCAATTAGGCGATCGGATCCTGGCCCGTTGATGCATGACTCGGCCACTGGTTCACCGGATTTGATGCGTCGAGCATTGATGCGATCGGAGATGGCTAGACCTGGCGATTCTGGCGCGGCTGTCCTGGGCTGCTGATCCTGGGGGAGTGATTCCCTGGCGCATGACACGACCATCTGAATTGTGGGCCAGGTTCGGGTTCTCTGCTTCATGCGGATCGATCGTGCTGTGCGTTCCAAAGTTACATCTAACTGATCTTTGTTCAACGCTGCCGGCAGGGCGTAGTTCAGATCCTCGGCCATGTCTTGTAGCTCGGCCTTGGCCTTGTCGTGAATCAAATGATTGGGTCGATCAAATCGCCCGACCATTTCTGCGATCCAGGGCTTGATGATTTCCATTCGTTCTTCGTAGTTCATTTGCTGTTCTCCCATGAGAAAGTATCCCAGAACGTATCGCGTTCTAGCTCGTCGGCCCACCGCTCGCCATTGAGCCAGGTCGCCGGGTGCGGCGTGAATTCCCGATCTTTGCTGCTGAGATCCTCAAGGTGTAGCTGGAGCCCTTCGACGATCACCGCCGGATCCACTTTTTTGACCGCTGCCGACCAGGCTCTGAGTGCCTGCCCTTTGCCGATCTTCCTGGGATACAGATCCCAGAATTTCCCGAACAAATCATCTTTTGGAGTTACTTTAGTAACTCTTTTTACTATATGGTTATGGTTCTGGTTCTGGTTGCTTGAGCATTGCTTGCTGTCGGTGGTCTTTGTTTCCAATGACTTAGCTGCATCGCTCAAAGATAGACCCCTTTGGCCCTCGACGTTTTTTGCGCGGGCTTGTCCGCCCTTCTTTCCTGCTTCGACGCGGCGTTCGCGTGACTCGTTTGCTCTTTGATATTCGGCCAGCAAGCGGGGGCTCCAGTAGCGGCTTTTGTTGCGCTTGAAGAATTCATCCAGGACTGGCTTCACTGCCCTCTCAAATGTTTCCTGGTCGCATCTCATCTGCCTGATTATCCACTTTGGATCTGACGGTATCGAACAGCCGGGGGTTCGCCAGCAGAGGCGCAGCAGGCGCATATATGCTCCATCCTCCTCGATCGTCAAATGTGCGGTGTCGCCCTCATAGTCCGTGACATATAAATTGAAGTAAGGTAAAGTCATCTTGTGGCTCCCTTTCTGTGGGTCATCTGTTCTCCCTAGTCCTGTCTGGACGCCTCCACTGCCGGGCCTTCGGGTCCGGCTTTTTTTTATTCCGTCACAGTTATTGTGACGCCTGGTTCGTCACTGTAGCACTTCGTGACCGATAGGACGACCACCTGGGCATCGTCATTGTATACGACCCCGTTCATTGCATCGAGAATCAGCTTGGCGATATTGTCCAAGTCCGGCTTCCCTGGCTGGATCTCCTGGCAGATAGCCGCTTCCCGCTTGGCCTTTGACCAGGATCCGGGGATCGGCCACCGCGCCACCAGGTGAACGCAGCACGGCCCCTCTACAAGATCTCGGCCTGCCTCGACCATCGCATCCGATGCCCGGCGGGCAACCTCGATCTCGGCCCGCTTTGTTTGGCCTGGTGTGTAGGCGTGACCGCTTCGGCTGAATCGAGGCCGGCCCTTGCCGATCGGCTTACCAGGGACGACGAAGGTTATGATATGCGGTCGAGCCAATCACCTACCCTCTCGGCCTCAGTCGCTTCTTTCAGATTGTCACCAAGGATCCGCACAATCAGACGGGCCTGGGATACGTTCTCAAGCTCGGCCTGTGCGTCCAGCCGCGACTTGATATCGCAAGGAAGCCTAACATACGTGGGGCTAAAGTCCCCGCTGCGTTGTCTTTTCTTCTGCATTTTCAGAGCCTTGTAATTTTTTACAACTTTTTTTCATTTCCTGTATTGACTATGCGATATCGCAAGACTAGTTTCAAGTTGTAAGTTGTTTTTTGACCCCGAGCCTGGCGGCACCAGGCGGACAGACCCCTTGGCAATAGCCTGCTGATCGTAAGCCGCGCCCGAGCGCCAGATCTTAAGCGACAGTCCGTCGATCAACCCTGGATATTTACACGTTTAACAATTCGAGCGGCAGTTAGCTGCCGCTCTGGTGGTTAAATGGAGGACGGAAAATGAAACAGA